ACAGCGTCACCGGCTACGGCGTGGACGACAGGGCAGTATGTCATCACTGCTGACTTACTGGCCGCGCACTGGAGCGGCTCTGCGTGGGCGACGGGCAAAGCCTGAGATGCCCATACAGGCGCAAGCGTCTGTCGTCGGGCTAAAGGCGCTCATGCGTGACGTCGACAAGCTCTGCAAGAACGAACGCAGTCCGCTATGGGCGGCTATGAAGCAGGCGGGCTATAACGCTGTCAAGCCGATCGTGCCTGCGACTCGTGCTCGACTGCCGCACTCGGGCCGCAGAGACAGTAAGACGCACAAGGCCGGTCTGCTGGCGGGGACAGTGCGAGCTACGGGCTATCGCTCGGGCGCAGGCGTGCGCATGGGGTCGAAGAAAGTTCCGTACGCAGGTTGGGTGGAGTTTGGCGGCAAGCGCACTCGCCCGCATACGTCAGAGCGCCCCTTCTACAACACCGGGCGCTATCTCTTCCAAGAGGGCAGACGTGAAGCGCCCCGAGCTGCGAGCGAGTACACCAAGGCCATCAACACGCTCTTTGGGAAGACCGCTATCTGGACGAACGCCAGCGAGTATGCAGGGAGTGTGCATGACTAACGACTACAACCCTCACGGCGAGACTGAGGCATTTATGCAGCGCCTCACTGAGCCTGACGTGGGGCCGTTGCCGGGTCTGATCGAGGTCACGCAAGCGTTTATTGCCCGATTGCCGTCGCAGCGCATCATCGACCTGCTCAAGAAGTTAGAGCCTGACGTCAACTTTGGTGAGCTGATGCAGCAGCAGCCGCCCCGCATGATCGCCTTTCGGGCCTTGCTGCGAGACTTCCCTCAGCGTGATTCGACGTCGCTCTGGATGCACGCCTATGACGTCGAGATCGGCATAATCGACGTGGACCCTACCAACGGCAGCGTGCCGACGCTCTCGCCGCCTTCTGCGCCTTTTACCGCATGAGTCCCGATGAAGTCGACGCCCTCAGCGACGAGATGTGGGACGCAATGGTCAGGCGCATGATCGACGAGGCCGAGAGCATCCGCGCTGCCAACGCCAAGCTGCCGAAGAGGTAAGTCATGGCGGGACCGTCGCTCGTCGTCAGAGTGCTCGGTGACGTCACCGGGCTAGCCAAGAGCTTCCAGACTGCAGGGCAGAAAGCATCGGGCGCAGCAAGCTCGATGCGCACAGCTTTCTCGGGCGTGCTCACCACGCTCAACTCGACGGGCGTGCTCGGGCCGTTCGGGGATGCTCTCGCCGGGGTCGATGCTGCGCTAGGGCGTATCGCTGATCACGGCAAGAAGATCGGCCCTGCTCTGCTGGCCGGGGGTGGTGCTCTGGCCGGGATCGGGGCGGGGCTCGCCGTCGTGGGGTCGAAGGATCAAGCCGCTCATGCGCAGCTCCAGGCTGCCGTCGAAGCTACCGGCAAGAGCTATGACGATTACAGAGACAAGGTTGAGTCGGCGATCAAGAGCCAGGAGAAGTACGGCCATACCGCCGATCAGACCCAAGACGCTCTGCGCATACTCACGCAAGCGACCGGCGACCCGGCCAAGGCGCTGCAGTTCCTCAACACGGCGACCGATCTTGCCGCGGCGAAGCATGAGGGCTTGTCGGAGGCCGCGACACAGCTCGGCAAGGTCTACAACGGCAACGGCAAGCTGCTCAAGGAGTTTGGTCTGACGCAGACGAAGAGCAGCACTGCGACGGCTGCGCTGACGTCAGCAACGAAGAGCGCTCTCAGCGCAGACAAGAACCTGGCGGCAGCGAAGCAGCATCTCGCCGACCTTGTGGCGATCGATCACGGCAAGAAGGCGCTGACCATCGCGGACCAGATAGCGCTGCGCAATGCCCAGCAGAAGGTCACCGATGCGACTGCTGTGGCGAAGACGGCTCACGAGAAGCTGACCGCAGCTCAAGACGCCGCTAAAAACTCTGCCAACGCCCAAGGCAACGTCATGACTGCGCTGTCAGGCAAGCTGCACGGACAAGCGTCTGCTGCTGCAGACACCTTCCGGGGGCATCTCGACGCCATCAAGGCGCACCTGGAAGACACCGCAGCGACGTTCGGCAAGAAGTACGGTCCCGCCATCACTGCTGCAGGCGTGGTGATGTCAGGGTTGGGAGCGGTCGTGACAACGACCAAGGGCGTGCTTGAGTCTTTCAACACTGCAGAGAAAGGCGTCAAGGCCGGTGCAGAGGCAGCGACAGCAGCGGAAGTCGTGCAAGAGTCAGCGAGCTTGCCGTTGATTGCGACGCTCGGTCTGATCGTGCTCGCAGTCGCAGCACTCGTGGCGATCGGCTACGTCATTTACCGCAACTGGTCGACAATATGGGGCGGCATTAAGGCAATAGTGAAGGCAGTATGGGATTGGATCAGGGCTAACTGGCCGCTATTGCTGGGCATCCTGCTCGGCCCGATAGGTTTAGCGGCTGCGCTCATCTGGAAATACTGGAAGCAAATATGGGACGGGGTGCAGCTTGTGTGGCACTGGATCGAGCATAACTGGCCGCTCTTGCTCGCCATCCTGACAGGCCCGATAGGGTTGGCCGTACTTCTGATCGTGCGACATTGGCAGGACATACTGGGCGGGCTTCAGGCAGTGTGGCGCTGGATCAGCTCAACCTGGTCGAGCGTTTATCACTTCGTGGTCGATCCCATCCTGCATGCGGGTGGCGACATCGTCGACTTCTTTACGAAGCTACCGGGCAGAATCGCAGGCGTCATAAGCAGTCTCGCCGGCATCATCGCTGCGCCTTTCCGCTTCGCCATTGACCTCATCATCGATGCGTGGAACTTCATCGCCAAACATACGGCGCTGCATGTCCATCACAAGCTGCCTTGGCCCCTGCCTGATATCAACGTCGACACGCCTCAGCTCTTGCCTGACATACCCAAGCTCGCTCAAGGCGGGCTGATCACCAGCACAGGACTAGTCCTCGCCCACGCAGGCGAGGTAATCGCGCCTATCGAGAAAGTGCCACGAGGACCGGCAGTGCAGATTGCGAATGCGCACTTCAGCTCAGAGCTTGACGTCGAGTCGTTTATGCGCCGTGTGGCGTGGACCGTACAGACACAGAAGATATGAGGTAAGACATGGCCGACAATATCGCTGCAGGCGTAGCGAACAGCTTTCTCGCAGCGCTGCTCAATAGCGGCAGCTTCTCGGGGTATGCGCCTTACGTGCAGCTCCACACTGGCGCGCCGGGAGCTGCAGGCACAGCGAACGTCGCTGGCAACACCGTCAGGCAGGCCACAGGGGCTTTTGCGACGCCCTCGGGCGGCTCGACGACGAACAGCGCAGCAATCAACTGGACGAGCGTCAGCACGTCAGAGACGTACTCTCACGTCTCGTTGTGGTCAGCGTCGTCGGGGGGGACGTTTATCGCCTCAGGCTCGATCACTGCGTCTGCGATCCTGGCTGGTCAGAACTTCCAGATTCCTGCGGGCGGCATGAGCGTCAGCTTGCCTGTCGCTTCTTAGGTTTCCTTGCCGTTATGACGGTCGCGTTTGTCAATAGCACTGTCGGTAGAGCCACTTCGACCACTTCGCTTACGATCAACGCCCCTGCCTCAATCGTCGCTGGCAATCTTCTGATAGCTCACGTTTTGTCGGCAGGGCAAAATGGGACTTTCTCCTGTACCGGCTGGACGGCGGTACAGCCCGGTACGCGTACTGCCGTGCTTTACAAGACGGCCACCGGCTCCGAACCATCCACCTACACATTTTCCTATACAGGTGCATCCACCACCATGACGGCTTATATCGCTCAATATTCGGGCGTGTCGGGTGTCGATGTTGTAAATGTTGACGCAGGCGTCAGCGCCACTAGCTCAAGCTTCTCATCCATATCTGCTGCTAACACTAATGAGCAGCTTCTGCTGTCAGCACTCATACAGAACTACACGACGGTAGCCACTCCACCTTCGGGCGTGGTGTCTCGCGTCTCCAACCCGGCCAACGGTCAGTATCTATGGGATAAGACCCTCTCCGCTTCGGGTGCGACCGGCACAAACACGATCGCACTCTCTGTGAGCGATCTCATATGGGCTGCCGAGATAGCTCTCATAGCCGCAGCACCCCCAGCGACGGTTACCAGCACGGCTTGTGCAGTCGTCATCGGCCCACTGACGATTACTGATAGCGGCACAGACTTCACAGCAGGTAC